CAGAGATTGGCTCATGAAGGGTAAGATTGATTTCACTTTCAGCCAATCTCTATTCAATGATGAGATCTTTTCATCAGTGAATGATGTTTTCCCATGATATATATAATCAAACAACTCAACAAATCTATTTTCTAGGACCTCATAATCATCAGTAGTCTTAACTTTCCTCACTGAGATGGGCATCTGGACAGGTTTTAAATCCCAGTCTATCCGATCATCAAACTCCAAGCCTCTGAAGACCTCATATGTGTGACTATTTGGGAAGTAGAAAAGCAAATCTTCTGATGTGAGTTCTTTGCATTTTTGAGTTGTCATTCTCACAGCATCTGCATACAATAAGCCATCTTGCCCCTTAAACTGGAAGCAAGCAGCAGATGAGCTAGCAGAATTCCTAGCGTAGAACAGTGAGTATGATGTTCTCCTGAATGTGTCAGCCGCTCCTGGGGTGTATAACCTTAGTGTGCTCTTCAAAATGGCATCCCTCTTTGATAATGTTTTCCTGAATGGAGCCATCATGTCATTCGTGATCCATTTGGTTAATTCATCTCGGTCCACAGTTGATCTGGACCTTGCTATTGCCAGTCTCCTGATGGGACCCATGGAACACTCAATCGTGTCTGACCTCAGTTTCTTGTTGTCATCTTCAAACATGGTCGTGGCTATGGATTCAACTAGGAATCCTGTGCTGCTATACAGATTCGCTAGCAAGCTATCTGAGGCTGAGTCCATTCCAACCAATCTATAATTATAGTACTCAGGGCCAACCAACTCCATTAGACTGGGATTGAAGATTGGGTAAATTCCAAGATCATATGGGATCAAACGCCGGTTCATGTTTAACAAGAATTCTGGAGCATTCATGCCCTCAGGATTGGTGTGATACACACTCTCTGCAAATCTCTTATTCATTAGATGAGCTTGTAATGTTAGTAAGGATGAAGCACCATTCTCCCTGTATTGGCGGACAGTTGCATATAACTCATTGACCATTCTCTGGAATGATCTTGAATCTGGTACTGGTGCTGCATTGATGGCAAACTTAATTAGAGGTGAGTATGTAGAGAAGGAAGATGCAAATGCAGAGTTGAACTCATGCAAATTGGGCCCATCTGATGTCTTATGTGGACTTTTCTTCACACCAAAGAGTATGTCACTGACCTTGGAACATGCAGAATGCAGCATCACAACAGCTCTTGTCTTGGATAGGCTCAATTTAGGCATACCTCTCATTGTTAGCCTGTCATCTGAACTCACTTGAGTTTTGACAGATAAAATCGGGAAGTTGTTGAATCTGGCAATCACTCTCTTCATAATCTCATCTCTGAGGGATATTAGGCACAAATGAAGGTATGAGCTTGTAAAGTGCAGGATTCCCTGCCCCATATTGGATTCATTCACCATGTATGGTACCTTATCAGCCATGAACTTTTGCCGATAAAATTCAAGAGAAGGATCCTCATGAGGTTTATCATGCTTAAGCCACTGCAAAACCAACTCTCTTGGGTATTCAATCTTTTTATTCTGGTGGGCTGCTAAGAGCAAGGCCACAAAGTTGAATGAGTCTCCCATCTCCTCTGCGAAAGGGGTGAACATGAATAGAAACTGGAAAGGCATGAACATCTGAGCCCAGGTAGTCATATCTGCGTTCTCACAAACCAGGTTGTTGCTTTGAGTTTCTGCCATGATGTCAAGATAATTTTCGCGCATCTTTGTTAATTTTGATTTGCCCTTGGTGAGCATCTCTCTATCATCTTGCTCACATATGTATCTGGAAATTGATTCTACATAATTGATGAGCATGCGTGAAACGATGTCCAAGATTAG